GGCATAATCAATGTTCTCAGTAATGAATTCGCTACTCTTGGTCTTCATCACCTTGTTCACATACTCTTTCTTGCGAGCGGATAAACCTACAGTCTTCTTTTCGAGTGTAAGTTCCGCATTACGCGTGGCGAGTTGTGCCTTAACCTGAGCTAACTCTTTGTTAGCGGCTTCAAGCTTCTCAGAAGCTTCTTGTAATTGACGCTTTCCATCTACGATGGCTTCGCGAACACTTTCTTTCGCTAGGGCGGCATCAACACCCAAAATTGATCTTAGTTGATCGAGAACCTCCAGGGCTCTGCGATTCTTAACAGCATCCTTGATTTCATTAGCAGGCAATGTCTCGTCGATGTACGCTTCGAGATATGTGCTGATATTATCAATGGTGCTGTCCTTGAAAGCTTTGGCTTCTTTGCTGAGAGCGTTGCTATACTTCTCTACGAGAGCTTTTAACTTCTCTGTATGGTTAGCATCAATGGCTTCGACAACTTTTTCGAGCTTAGATGTATGGTCTGCATCGATAGTTTCCAAAAGATGTTCTAGCTTCTTGCTATAATCTTCATCTTGTTCGGTAAGAGCTTTTGTAACGTGAAGTTGAACTTTTTCGGAAATAGCAGAATTGAATGCTGCTTCGATTTCCTTAAGAACTTCCTCGGAGAGAAGATCTTGTGTTGCTTCTTTTAGAATAGCTTTGATGTCTTTTGTCATAAATTAAAATAACCTCACATTTTTACTTAGTGCAATGCGCTTAGCTAATTTCATTTCCATAACTTTCTTTAAATATTTATGCGCCTCAGCATAATTTTTCTCGTTCAAAAACTTTAAAAAGTTGACAATATTAACTCTCTCTTGCATACTGTTATATTTATAGTGCGCGCCTACGAAATTCTGTGAATCTTTACGACATTTTTTGCACATATTGACATAACCTGTTTTATCTTCATAACATTCTTCATCTTTTGCAACAACTACTGCAAGCTTCATCTTCTTCTGTGACTTCATGGCCAGTTGTGCAGTCAATTCAGGCTTTTGTTGGGTTGAACCAACTGAAATAACAGCAGGTGTAAATGGCTGAGAGATATTCATTAGAGTACTTTGCTGATCTTACCAAAAAACTCTAGAATTTGTTCTTTGAGATAACCTTCAACATCTCTGCGAGGCAGGTTGCGAAGTCTGTCAGAAAATGAATCATAATATTCTTCGTAGTGACCATCTTGTGTTACTACAAATTGTTTGGATTCAAGAATGCCATTAACAAAAGCTTTGGGAAAACTTGGATCAGCAACACAATCAACTGCAACCAAACGAAAGTCTTTAACACGGTTAACACCATTGCCACACTCTTCTAATTTTCCTAGAGCACGAGAACTCATGCCCACACGCACACCATCATTGATCAAGCTTCTAACAATTTGTCCCATGGGTGTGGTGAGTACTTTGGACTTACCATAATAAACATTGCCACTGCGATTGAGTTCAGTTACCAAATGACAGGCACGTTCCAGATTAACTTCAGCTTGTGTGGGGTGGTTTAATTCACCCATGGAGCGGTTTGTTCTCACCATCTCATTGATATAACGGTTAACTTCTTTATCCATTTCACCAGAATCATAGACTCTTTTATTCTTGTTAACTTCTTCGCACTGCATGTATGGTCCCTTGATATACATGGTGCTGGGTTGATTACCACTTTTTTCTTCGACCACGTATTCGTACTGGTCTTCAGGTGCTGGTGTCTCAACTAATAAGCGTAAGGCCATATTATTATTTATATCAGATTTCACTTATTTCCTGAGTTCTCTTTCAGTTAAAATGGTGAATTCGAAGCCATATTTTTTTGCATAAAATTTAGCCGCTTCCCATTTCGCCTGGTTCTGTATATAGGTCAATTGCTCATAAAGCAACGTCTTCTTGTGTTTTCCAGGAGTTTGCTCTGGTTTTATGGTCTGTTTGTATGGTTTTACCTCTATGAGATACTTCTTTATGCCAGTGGCAGTCTTGAGCTTCACCACTGCATCCACAATGTATCTGTGCACTTTTCTATCAATGGGACTTTCATATGGTATGACAATGGACTCACTGCCCCATTCCAACACATTAGGGTTCATATCACACCAGCGAAACAATTTTAACTCCCAGCTGCTCAGATATCTTGGCAAATCATGACCTTTGTATTTTTCCATGTGGGTAGGCTTAAAGATGCCTTGCACATACTTGGTATTTTTGACTGTGAGTTTCAAGTTAACCTACAAAGAATTCTGGGGGTGCTGCATCTCCGAATCCTGGTGCACTTTCGTATAATTTTCTCTCCAATTCTGTTCTCTCTGTTTTACCATCTTCCAGAATTGCAGCATTAATAATGCCACCACCAAACAATTGTGTGCCTTGATACTTGCCGCGAACTGTGCCAATGGCTATTTTGGTCAACGCAAGTGCATATTGATATACCCACTGCTCTTTGATGATGTCTGTCAGAGGTCTCTCAACATAGCAAGTCACAATGCCATAGAAATGTGTGTTGCGGGGTTCAGGGAACATCTGCATGTACTGTGTGCGTGGATCAAAGCGCACATCACGACGCAGTGCTAAAACCTTTTCACGGGTATCAAGCCAATTTTTTAATGTGTACCAACTGATCAAGTCAAAACCGTAATTGCCAAGAGAGTAGCTGAAATAAGTTTGTTGCGCTAATGATTGTTCAATTGTGAAGAGAGTGTTGATGCCATCTGAGCTTCCTTCTTCAAAATCTAACACATCAGTCACCTTGCGATAACTATCAATCAAATAATCATAACTATTCAATAGCTCCACTTCCTTGGGTTTGTTTTGATCGAACACTTGGTACAGATATGGGTTTGTTGGATCACCAATGACCATTCTTCCAACATTATACAACGCTTTAATATCATTGGAAACATTTTCAAACTTGGCTCTAAAATTAAAATCTTTTGTCAAGCTGAAGAGCACATCCAATCGCAAGCCTGAACCTGGTTCATACAGCTTGCTATCAAACACCAGATATTCTTGCGTATATCCTGCAAACTTTGTATACATCTCACAAGCAATGCTAATAAACTCATTCAATTGATCTGCATGAATTTCAATGTTGATCAATGGCGCACCAAGAGCACGACAAATGCGTGCACCCAATCTGTCGTAACTTTCAATCTTGGATTGAAGATTGGTACTATAAAACGCACTTACCGGTTCCACATCGCTACATGACATCATATGTTATTATTTAGGATGGAAGCCCTTCTACTACAGTTATGCCGCCACCATCAGAATACCCTTGTGCTGGAACCACCACCCCTGCAACTGTGAGTCCATTGATGGGTATGAAGTAATCATTGATATAGAATTCAGCCGGGCTGGGTGTGAAGATCAAGCCTGGCCCTGCAAAATACGTCCAAATTGTGTCTCTCTCATAATAATAGAATGTTGGTTTGCCATACAACTTGCTGCCATCACATGTGAAGCGAATCACAGTCACACTCAGAGCAGTTGGAGACACCACATATGTTGTGTACCCAGCAGTTACGGCAGTCTGGAGTGTTGTGGCGCTCAATGCCATGGTATGACTTCCACCACAAACCATCTGTGACCAATTGCCTGTTAATGCAGTGAATGCATTTCTGGCGCTATTATCCCCTAGTCCCAATTGACCATCAGCATTATACCCTGTACTAAACCACTTGGTGGTACCTGCACTCAGAGCCATGGTATGGTAACCACCACATGACATTTGAGACCAGTTGCCTGTTAATGCAGTGAATACATTTCTGGCGCTATTATTTCCTAGTCCTAATTGACCATTAGCATTGAATCCTGTGCCAAACCATTGGGTAGTACCTGCACTCAGAGCCATGGTATGGTAACCACCACAAACCATCTGTGACCAGTTGCCTGTTAATGCAGTGAATACATTTCTATCGCTATTATTTCCTAATCCTAATTGACCCTGTATGTTGAATCCTGTGCCATGCCACCGGTTGGTACCTGCACTCAATGCCATGGTATGAAGACCACCACAAACCAT